CCCTTGAGTTCCCTCTTGGCTTCCCGCTTGTCCTTGGCAAGCTGCTCGGTAATCTCCTTTTGCCGCTTCTTGATGTCGGCCAGCTTGGACTCCTTCTCCTGCTTCTCCTCGATGGGCTTGAGCTTCTCCAAAGCCTTCTCCGCCTCCTTGGCTACAGCCTCCCGCTCCTTGGCGAGACGCTCCATCTCCGCCTCGGCGTCACGCTGCAACGAAGCAATGCGCTCGGCCTTATCGGCCTCGGACATCTTCTTCGACTTCTTCGCGTCGCGCATCTTCTTCTCGATGGCCGCGAGCTTTTTGTCGTCAATGCGCTTGAACAGTTTGCGTAGGGTTTCCCTACCCTTGTCGGTTTTATTCACCTTGGCAGAGAGCTCTCCGAGCACATCATTGGCGGCACTCAAGGCGTCCTTACGCAGCTTCTGAATGGCGCTGATGCCACGGTCCAGCTCGGCCTCGGCTTCCTCCTTGGCGGCAACCTCCTCGCTCACCTCTATGCCCGCAACATCCTCCTCGGTCAAGGTCTCACCGCGCTCAACTTTTCCCGCCAGCAACCGCATGGCGTCGAGTACAGCTTGGTCACCTTGCGACCACTGGGGGCCTAGCTTGCGACCGATGATGCCTTCGATGAAGCCCTTGATGGCGGCCTTAATCCTGCTCTTGACCTGTGGGCCAAGGGCGGTATAGCCGCTGGCGATGTATCCGAAGATTTCGGACAGGGCCTCCTCGCTGATGTCCTGCTCCTCGTATTGAGTGAGGAACGTGTCGATACGACCGGCCAAGACTGACCCCTTGGGGATAGCCTTACGGATGGTGCGCAGCAATGCCTTTGCCTTCGCCTGCGCCTCTTCGTTACTCTCGGGGTTACGGAGCTGTTCCAAGAAGATGGCGTGGAACGCCTCGTGGTAAGCTGTACGGCTGTTGGCCTTGGCGAGGTTGATGTGAATCGTCTTGTCGAAGTACATCCCGCTACCGCTCCGGCCAGTAGCCTCACGGTACTGCTCGGTGGTCTGGTATGCCACGACCTTGATGTCAGGGATAACAGCACGCAGCGCCTTCAATACGTTGTTGGCCTGCTCCACATACCGCTGTTGCTTCTTCGTCAGCTTGCGCCCCTCACGCGTACGGACGTTGACGCCATCGTCAGTGGTCTCGGTAACGTCGGGCGTACCCTCGGCACCGAACTGTGCCTCCAAAGCTTCGGCCTCGGCACGCTCCTCTTCGGTCAGCTCCGGGGCGGCACCTTCAGTTCCCGTCAACTCTTTTTGAGTCATCGGGTTTTCTTCGGAAACCGGAGGCAAACCTCGTCGTTTCCGGGATTCGTCGACAATTTTTTTGGCCTCAGCCTCAACCTCCTTTGTGGCCTCTTTGGCCGACTCAAACTCACCGGTTGCCTTCTGCCAAAGCAGCTTGCGCAGCTCTCGGTTTTTCGCTACGTACTCATCCTCAGAAAGGGATTCATCCTTCAGCTCTTCCCGAAGCTGTTCGATTCTGGCCTCACGCTGAGCTACCCTTTCTTCTTCAGTTTCGAAGGCAAGTTCTTGCTCGTCTTGTACTCCCTCTCCCACTTCTGGGCCAGCTTCGGATTCGTCGCGTGGAGGAACCTTCTCTGTGCTTGACTCTTGAACGGCATCTGCTATCTCTTGCTGTCGTAACTCTATGTCCTTTATCTCTACCTCGATGGCGTTCTTAAACGGAGTAGCACGACCCTGAAGTTGTTGCTCCAGCTCCTGCCTGCGAATCTCCATAGCGAGGTATGCCTTCTTCTGCTTGGGAGACAGACCCTCGACATCGCGGATGCCATCCATGGCTTGCGCGGTACGCTCGTAACCGTCAAGAGCACGCTTGGCTTCAGCCCCCGTCAGCTTGCCTTGGTTGACAAGGTTCTTGAGGTGTGCGGCCAGCATGGGCTTGGTAGCACCACGGTTGCCGGGGTTGGACATCCACTCGAACGCAGCCAGCTCGGCGTTGGATAACGTGGAGAAATCGCGACCCCTACTGAGCGCAGCGCCGACAGCCGTCGGGCCACCCAAGAGACCAGCTCCGACAGCTTCCTGCAATCCGGCGTTGAGGATTTGCTTCACACCCTCCGTGAAACTTTCGGGTGTATTCAGGTCTGGGTTGTCGCTGAACTCGTTCCAAACCCTCTTCATAGTAATGTCGGACAGCTCCTGCACTGCGCCCGTCTCGAACTCTGCAGCCGCTCCGGCACCGAGGGTGAGGAGCCCCCGACCCAAAGCGTTGTTGACCTCACGCTGGATAACCTCTTGGAACGTGCGCCCCGCAGCACGCTCGGTTGACTTTCCAATAGCCTTCAGGAGGATGTAGCTACCCACACCTTTAGACTCCAGCACGTTACGGAATCCGACCTGTTCCAACGCAGCTACCGTAAGTGAGAGCGGAACCTTGAGCTTGAGCTTGTCTTTCTCGCTGACGTTGCGCAGCTCGGGGTCGCGACGGAACTCCTCGTCAATGTGGTCAGATGTCTGGGTATACAGACGCGCCAAGCGCGTTCCCGCACCGAGGGCTTGACCCACAGCAGACTTACCGAGACCAACGAAAGCCGGTATGGACTCGATAGCTCCAAGCAATGCTCCGCCCCACCAACCTTCTTTGGCGAGGTCGTAGGCATAGTCAGGCTCCGATTCTCCGAACGCCCATTTGATGCCATCGAACACCTCTTGACCGAGGCCCTCTTCGCCAATAAATTCTTTTGCGCTCTCAGAGAAGCCGACCATCTTCTCCAAGTCTTCGCCACCGAACTTGATGGCCTTGGCATAGTCGTCGAGCATCTTCTGCTCCACGTCGTTACGCAGTGCGTCGCCCACTCCGTCGACCCAGTCCATAGCCCCCTCCTCTGGGATACCCACGACACCCATATCGCGTGCCGTAGCAATGAACTGCTCCTTGTAGCCTTCTGTATCGCGCTCGCCCATCATGTCGATGCGACGACCGGGTTGGCCGATATCTACCAATAGGTCAACCATACCGCGACCCATGCGTGCCGAGCCCTCAGCGAAAGCACGCTTGACAAGACCGCCCACATCGGAAATCATAAACTGGCTCTTGGTATCGAAGAACTCTCCCGTAGCCCGCTTAATCTCTTGGTCGGCATACAGCAGCTCTTGGCTACGCTGCCGCAACTGCTTATCCAAGTCTTGGAGGGCAGCCATATCGGCTGCGTAAGCATCGTATTGCGCCTTGTACTCGTCGTACTCTTCGGGGTTGGCACGCAGATACGCCTCGGTGTATTTGTCTAGCCCAGCGTGCTTCCTTTTAATCTCTGCTTCAGCGTCGGATACCGACTGTGCGAACTCCAAGAAGTCATTCTCCTCCCGACTCAGGCGAGCTATGTTCTCACCAATCTGCTTCTCGGTGGCGAACTTCAGCTTGGCGTCCTGATAGTCGTTCTGTTGCTTGAGCAAGTTCTCCGACTCACGGCGGTTGTCGACAAGGAACTGACGGAGCTTGTCTGACTCCGCCACCTCGGTCTTCGACCTCCATGGGTCGAGGTCTACGTCAATGCTCTGACCGTTCTTGGCCGTCACCGTCAGCGCGTCAGTGAGAAGCCCAGAGGTCTCGACGTCAAAACCATATTGGTTGAGCAGCTCGTTTAGCTCCACGGCGACGCGGTCCTCGTCGCCCCTGTCGATTAGCTCGGGCGTGATGGCCTCCAAGGCCATATCGAAAAAAGTGTCCGCCTCGGTGCGGGGCTGTTCAACGGGGGTGTCCACCTTCGGGCTCTCGCCCATTATCTGCTCGGCAACGGTGTTGTACTCCGCAAACGCCTTATCGAAAGTTTCGTTGAGGTCGACTAGTTCTTTCTGTTGCTGCGGTGTAGGGCTGTCTCCGGCTTCGCGCTGTATGTCTTGAATCCTTTTCCAAGCATCCATATACGTTTGCTCCAAAGAGTCGTGACGCGCAAGCAGGTCGTCACCCCCTTCAACAGCGGGTGGCTCCAATGAACCAACCTCCGATACAGATTCCGTATCGTCTTTTTTTTTATCTACGGTATAGTACTTCTCGAGGAAAGAGTCTTTATCCTTAGTGTACAGCCCATCCCTCTTCACCACGCCAAACACCTTGTCTTGGTATTCGGGGTCCTGAAACTGAGCCTGAAACTCCTCAAAAGACTTGGTGTAGTACCCGTCCCGGACAAGCACATCGTAAAGCTTCTTTTGCTCTTCGTTCATTAGTCTAGCTCTCCTTGCCTGTTTGGATTCGCGATGGGGGGCTGCTCAATACCCAAGTGCCCATTATCAATCAGCTCCTTGGTGATTGTAATCGACTCATCACCCATAACTGCATACAGGTCCTCCATCGTAACGGAGCGACCCGTAGCAATCAACTCCAATAGGGGACCGATGGTGCTTACGTCGTTTGGCTCATACGAAACCACAACACCATTTGGCATGTTCGGGGCTTCAATCTGTACGCCGGGGTAATCAATGGTCGACGTCCCCACCCAACTTCTTCCATACAGGTCTTCCAGCGTGTTCTCAACTACGGGAGTGACCTTAATCGTCTCTGACAGATTCAACTGGTCAAGGGCGGTTTTGATTTCGTTGGACGCGCGGATGACCGTCTCGTCGTCATTAAACATATCGCTCCCCGGCTCGGGCAAACCCTCCATATAGTCGCGTAACGGAACTTCGATTTCGTCACCGTCCTGAACATACTTAACCGTTTCGGCACCGATGTTTTCTAGGTCTACGGCACGCTGTTGTCTTGCGCCACCAAAAGCAGTTCCACGCCCACGCCCCTCCGGGATTGGGCTGCGGTCGAGCACCTCTGTTAGGTACTCCGTGTTCTTGATAACAAACGGACCGGCGGCTTCAACGAAGGTGTTATAGTCATCCATAGCGACGTATCGCGTCTCGTCCTCATCCGCTCGCTTGATGGCAAACTGCCTCTTACCGTCGCGCTCCACCACCTCGAGGTCTACATCGGGATTCTTTGCCTCGAAATAACTGATGGCTCCCTCCAGCTTGTCCTGCTCGGTGTCTTTTGCAGTGAAGATGGCTTGCAAATTGTCTACTCCGTCTTGAGTAGTGCTAACCCCCATCTGTCGTTTCCGCTCAGCCTCAGTCATTCCGCGCCCCCCAGTGGTATCTGGGAACTCCCTCTGCGGAGTCTCAATCATATTGAACCGGCTCGTAAGGTCGGTCTCCACCCACTTGCGGGCCTCCTTGCGCTGCGCCTTAGCGATGCCAATCAAGCGGTTTACGTCAACGCCTTCAGGGAAAATCTCTCGCCTCTGGTCCTCGGTCATATTGCTGACCTGCTCCACCACCTCGACCAAGGGAATCTGCGCTCCGCTGCCCGGCTGTCGCGGGTCGTCAATCATAAGGATGTCCCTCTCCCCGGCAGTCTTGGCGGAGTATGAAGTCCCGTAGCCCACGAGCTTCTTATCCAATACCGTAGACACAGAGAGGCTGCCCTCCAGCGTGGCGTCGATGAGGTCGTTCTTCACCTTTTCGTACTCCGGGGAAGCAGTCACATCGGCACGGGTCAAGACGTTGTCATCCATAATGACCTTCACGTAGTCCCCAAGCTGGGCCGCCTTTCCAGTCAGGTCGCCGTCAAGGTCGTAGGCGTTGAAGTACTGCTTGGTGATGGCGTTCATCTGTGCGGAACTCATCGTATCGCCAGTACTGTTGTTGTACATGGTAACGTTGCCGTACATATCCATTACGGGGGTGATGTTGGCGAAGTTGCCAAAGCCCTCTACCACAGCCATACCATCGGCTTCCATGCTCAGCGACTCGCCGTTCTGCAACCGCTCCATCTTGTCGGTATACACATCCTGATACCCCTTGACCATATCGTAGATGCCAGTCACGCTGGACTTCTGGTTCTCGATATAGTTCATGTACTCCGACGGCTTGATATCGCCGGACTTGAGGAGCTTGTTCATACGCAGCGTGTCCTCCGTGGCTTGGTCTACGAGCTGCGAGGTGAAGAGGTTGGCGTTCTTATGCTGCCCCATCGGGGCCTCATTAATCTTGGTCACCAACGCATCGGTGGCCTTGTCTATCTCCGCCCGCTTCTTGTCACGCTCCGTACCAATCCTCGAAATCTCATCGGAGAACTTCTTGCTGACGTCAGCCCAGTTGACTTGCGACGTAGCGTCGCGCTTGACATACTTATAATAGGTCATGGCATGGGGAGTGTGCCGCCGAAGGAACTAAACAAACCTTGGTACTGGTCGTATGGATTTGGCATAGTCTGCTGGACCCCACCTTGATACAGGTCAAACTGACTCGGAGGAGAGAACTGACTCTGCTGTAGCGTGGGCTGGCCAAGCCTAGCCTCCGTGGCTTTGCTCATAGAGTAATCAACCTTTGGACCGCCCACCGTATCCACCTTTGGCGCACCACCACCGCCACCGCCATACAGCGGGGCAGCACCGGCAACGGCTGAACCCGCCTGCACCAGACCCTCGAAACCTTGTTGGATGGCCTGTGCCCGCAGCATCTCAGCATTGGCCGCCGCCTCTTGAGCGCCCGCAGCTTCCTCAAGATTTAGGCCCATGCCCATATCGGCGAGGCGGGCCTCTTCGCCCACTATCTGCTGTTGAATTCCTTGGAGCTCCTGACCCATAGCGGTCCTGACGCCAGCCTGTTGCGCTTGCTGTGCCATCTGCATTCGACCCGCTGTAGCGGCAGCACCACGCTCGTCACCCTCTACACCAGCCTGCATACCCATAGCGCCCTGCACCAACGCGGCTTCACGGGCCAGCTCATACGGTTCCTTCTGGATGGACAGCCCCTCCATGACATTGATATCGAGCCGCTTCTTGGCTTCAGTCATAGCCTTGCGGGCCTCCGATTCGGCTGCGGCCATTTTCTTCTTCTGCTTGCTCGCCTGAGCAAACGAGGAGACAGACCCCGCTACTGCGACAGTACCCGTGGCGATAGCTGCGATTAAACCTGACATAGTTTCTTTTGGATTACGGCCTCCGGGAGCTCCCGGAAGTCCATGGTGTACACCTCCTTCTCGGCCTCCTCTACCGTCTCTGCGTCGGTGCGGTATACGCATACCCACCGCGTGTCCTCGTGGATATATGCCACCCGCTGCGTACCCACCTCGGTATGTACCGTCATAGGCGCCTTGACGCGCTTGACCTCGCCCGTATCCATCAGCAAAGACATATCGCCCTCCATAAAGAACGAAGGGTGGTTCTGCTTGTGGATGAAGCTGATGACGAGCTGGCCGGCAGGCATAAAAATCTCACGCGTATAGAGACCGTTCTCAAGGTGATGGGTGACTGGACATACCGCCTGCATAGCTTCGGTATGGTGCTCCACACAACCCTCGACCCCCGTGATGGCCTTGTGCAAATCCTCGATGGATTCCCAAAGCAAACCTCGCTGGGTATGGATGTTGTGTAGAATCTCCTCCATCAATATAAAAGTACGATTTAGCCCGGATACGACTGCATGACCTCAGACCGCGCTACGAACAGCTCTACCGCGTCGGTGTCGGTATTAGTCAGGGTGAACACGCCGTAGTGCCCGAGTATGCCGTGCGACTCTGCCACTTGGTTCTTGATGCCCAGCCACAGGTCCGTGTTTCCACCCGCTGCACCGGAGCCGTCATGGGTCACGCGGTTGATGCCAGCCGGTAAGTCAACCTCGATATTGGTCACGTACCCAGCGAATGTAATGTCCGTGAACGGAGACGGAGAGAAGTAGAAGGCGTCGCCCACACTCAAGACCGTGCCGATACTTACGCCCACAGGGAAGTTGACTACGTTGCCAGCGACGGTAACGCTCTGGCCGATACCACTCAAAGACCGCAGCGCATACTCGTCGGGGTCGGCGGGGTTGGCACCGGCGTTGCGCACGAAAGCAAACCAGTCGCCCTCTTTCTTTTCGAAGTAGTCTACGTCGATAACGCCCGTGTCTTGCTGGTCCGACACCAGCGTAGCCTCCCACGGCCTGTTGCCCTCGTATTGCAACGTCTTGAAAATCTTGTTTACGATGGGCTCGTCGTTGAAGACGCTCTGGATACTGCTGTTGTACTGGACGTCGTAGAAGTTGTTGCGGGTGTCGTTGGTGTTGTGACGCCACAGGTTGCCACCACTGAACGTATACAGGTATTGGTTCATACCCTGTATCCACTCCGGCTCATACGAGTAGAACGAAGGCCAACCCTCGGCTGGTGGGCTGTATGTCAACGTATAGCTTGGCATCAGTAGATGTTGAAGTCAGAGTTAGTGATGTTCTCGATGTCGGCTACAGCGTCGGTCTGGTCCCCGTTCCAGAACACGAGCTCCTGAATGTAGCGGGTCTCGGAGCTGGCGTTCTCTACACCAAACGAGCCTATCGAGAGGTTCTTGATTTCAATCTCACCGGGGTTGGTGGTCTCTTGTACCGTGTCGGTCCTGAGGTACGAGCCCGAAGGAATAAGCTCTCCGTTTGCCCCGCCGACCATGTACTCCACGCCGTCGAAGACCATGACCCACTGGTGCTGGTTCGTGTCGGCCACTCCGCTGAAACCATTGAACGGAGCTATCATATCCCACTGGCTGGACCGCAGGGCGAAACCAACGATATCGTTCGTTCCAGAGGTGGCGGTGCGAGAGCCAAAGAAGTTGGACTGGGCCACGGTGGTCGCGTCGTCGTACTTGCCTACAAAAGACAAGGTATACGGCTGCGGATAGTTGAAGTCGATGGGCCCCAGCTTCGCGTTGTCCTCAAACAAAACGGCAGGGTTTCCGTTGACCGTCTTCAGGTTGAACCCGTCGTTGAAGAAGTCGTACACCATAGGCTCCAAAGACGGGTCGAGAGCCGTAAAGTGGTTTTCTGACCCCGACTGGTCCCACCACTCTTCGACGTACAGCTTGACGTCAGCGGCAGTAACGCCGTCAGGGTTTCCACCAAAGCCAACGAACTGCTCCAGCGTCGTAGCGTTAGAGGAGCTGCTAGAAGGTATCGTGACAGGAGAGCCCGTCAAGCTCATAAACTGCGTCGCAGGGTCGTAGTATACCACAGCGGTATCGCCGTCACCAATACCACCATTGGTGGTGCGGCGCACGGTCATGATACGTCCCGCGCCTGAAGCAGAAAGCCTACGCGTGGACCACGCTCCCGTAGCTGGCGGCGCAACGTCAAGCAGTCCAACCCACGAGGCGCAGCTTGCGGTAGAGACAACGACACCATCTTCAATACTTAGGATAACACCGTTGCCACCGTCGTCGTATATGTACTGTCCGTCGGGCGGGTGCTCCGTCGCATTGGCATTGAGGTAAACGGGGTCGTGAAGACCGGGTACGCCGGGCGTAGTGGGGTTGGCAACAGGGTAGTGGTGCAGTGAGATGGTAGGCAACGAGCCGCACGGAGCGTTCTTCTTCGACGCTTGGAAGCTAGGTAGCTTCGTTGGACAGTTGATTCTAATAGCCGGGGCGTCTGGACAAAAGGCGTGGACGTAGACCTCTAAGGAAAAGTTGACGGGCGTAGCACTCGTCTTAGGTATTATCATGTAATACTTGACGGTCGTAGCAGCGGGCCACGGGTCGGTAAAACTGGTGGCGTTTTCTGCTACGGTGATGCAGTCCCGAAGGCCGTTGGCGTAGTACAGTGGCTGCTGATACTCATACTCGGGAGCGTCAGCGTATGGGCTGTTGGGAACCAGATTGGTGGCACAGCCCGTACCGCCATCGCCAATCCAAATGGGGGAGTATATCGCAGTTATTTCGTGCCGCCCATCAAAATCAGAATAGACGGTATTGTAAACCTGCGAATCGTATATGACCCTAAACCCTTGGGGGCCCGGTATGGGTAATGTACCCCCGTATTCAATCTCCACCACAACAGCTCCCGTAGTAGTGTTAAGAAACACATCAGTATAGTATATGCCCTTACTGTTGAACGACGTCGCCGATGGGGCCGTAGGACAACTGTTGCCGCAGTTCAAGCACGGCTCTACCTCTTGCAAGACACCGCCCACCTGCTCACGCACGATGCCACCGACAGAATAGAACCCGTCGGGAGCAAGCACGGTCAACGCCTCGTCTTCGTACACCGCCGTTGCAGTGCCAAACGCGTTCGTGTTCAGGTAGTAGTTAGCTAAGTATCCCATCAGCAGTCGCAGTTAATTATTTCGATGTCAACATTGCATCGGTCGCCGATAACCCAAATCGGATAGTACTCAGAACAAATCGTAATTGTCTCCCGTGGCGGAACCGTGGTGTAAGAGTTGGTTGCGGCACCGCACTCGCGATACTGGTACGAGACGTTGTTCGGGGCGTTGTTCGTTATCGAGTACTCCTGACAGTTGGCGGGGTCACAATAACATCCGCAGCATGCGTCATCGGCTTTGACGTTACTGTAACACAGCTCTACCACCTTGTTCTGCTGGTAGTCCCAGATGAGGTACAGGTAGTCACCCGTACCGGTAGCAGACATAGGGAAGTTGGCGTAGTAGTACGCCGGTCCACCAAGCGGGGTAATGCCACCGACGGGTAGGGCATTACTCATTAGGGTTACAATATCGGGGATGTTGTTGCCGTAATCGACGTTGGTTCGCAAGTAGTAGAACCTATCCACCGCTGTATCCAAGATGAAGTTGTTGGGGTATATCCTGTTCGATGCCATCGTAACAGACGACGTATCGGTGGGGATATATGCCGACCCTTGAAAACCGTTAATCTCTTGGTATTGGGAGATGATGGGTATCTCCGAACCCGAAAGGAATTTGAGCGGGGTAACGTATGTCGGAGAGATGAAGTTCGCCCCGTCGGCCCAACGGTATTCGTGATGGATTGTCTGGGCGGCATCCTCCTCGTTGGTGAGGGTAATCATCCTCACGGTGAGCTCGGTAGACACCACACACTCGATGGTCACAGTCAGCACAAACCGGTCCGTACCACTGAAGGTGATGTTGACACCAACGGTTGTGGCTTCGACGCTGTTCTTTTGGATGAAGTAATTGCCACCGCTATTTACAGGCCCGGAGGTCTGTATGGTTCCGTTATAGTCCGTAGTGATGGTAGCACTGTCGGTGCCGCTGTAGCTCAACACGTCCCACGTCACCTCCGCTGTACCCACAAGCTGACCAAGGTCGACGCTGTATGAGGCGCCGGTAGCGTCAAGCAGGAACGTCTGCGTTACGCCACACTCCAACGGAATCTCTTGACCGGGCAAGAAGATATCGTTGGTAGTCAACACGTACTCGTTCATATACGGGTCGTATCCGCCGAGCTTCTGCGTGTTGAAGTTCTCGATGAACGTATCGCGGAACCAGCTCCGCATGCCATTCTCGCTAACGACCTCAAGACTCTCGTTGGTACCGTCGCCAAACAAGTGGATGACAGACCCCCGCTTGGCATCGGTGAAGAACTTATGTGGCCCCCACTCGGTGAAGCTTTCAGGGTTGTTGCTGATGCCGAAGTTTTCGGTACGGGCCACCTGCGTTCCCAAAACCTGCGGGACAGAAGACACCACGCTCTCGCCAGTAGAATCGGTAAGCAAGTTCTTGCCGGCCAAGACGTAGCTAATCTTGTCCTCCTGTAACGTGAGGATGTCGGTCTTACGGGCGAACAGCTTCTCTACAGGCCCATAGCTCTCCTCTAGCGGCTTGAAGTTTAGCAAGCCACGGTTGAACTCATTGAGCTTGTTTACGTTGCTCTCGTCGTTGTATACGCCGCTGTACGTGAGGTCAGCGAAACGCAGGGCCTCCTCGTACTCTCGCTCGGTGGTAGTAGTAACACGGTTGCCAAGGGTGATGGGCTTGCCCGTGACGGAGTCGCGAATCTTGTAGCTCTCGATGCCATTGCCAAAGGCGACGCAGTTGAAGAACGCAGTGTCGACAACGCCGGGGTCGATGGCCGTCTGGTTGGTTACGTTACCCTCGTGGAAGCCGCCCGTAATAGGATACGACTCACTGGATTCATACCACAGGTCGGGCAAAGAATCGCTGGGCTCCGTCTCGAACACCAAGTTTTTGTCGGTGCGGAAAATCTCAAACCGCGCACGAATCTTGGAACGACGGTTGTCGGAGGAGCCGCACTCTTTAGTTCCAGTAGTAACGAACTTGATGTCCGTGGCATCGAGCAAGTTGCGGTACCACCTCATCTTGTTCACAGTGAGGGACGGAACGATACCATACAGGGAGTTGTCGCCAGTGAGCGGGATGTTCGTCTCGCTCAACACTTGATTGGTTGGTGGTGTCTCATTGTCGCCCGCAAATCCGGGGGCGTTCTCAATGCTGTAGATGACACCCTCTTGGCCGTAGAACCAGTCGATGATATCGTCATACGCCGCGTCGGCAACGAACGTCTCGTCAAAGAACATCTCACGACGCTCGCACTTCGCGTTACCATCGCCACGACCCGCACGCGTATACTCAAGCTGGATACGGATTCTACTTCCGGCAGGGATAGTCAGGGGCTGACCCCCGTCGCTGCCGAAGCCACTGTATTCCAGTATGGGGTATTCGTTATCGAAGGGGTTGTTGCCCGTGGAGGGGTTGTCGTCGTTGTCCACCTCCTGCCAGCCCGGGAATACGGTAGAGTTCGGGTCTGGAACAGCGGCGAAGCTGCCGGCACGCATCTTCATATACGTACCCGCAGGAGAAAGAACGTCGTCACCGAGAAAGTTCTCGACTTTGGTTTCCTTGTCTAAGACCGTAGCGTATACGCAACTGGAGGTGGCCCCGTTGGTGTCACGCTTCACGATATACCTATCGCCAACTTCAACCTTGGCTGCGTTCTCTCCCTCGAGGAGCAGGTACACATACTCGTTGAGCTCGTCTTCTACAAACAGGGTGGAGTAGATGGTCTCGTACCCCTCTCGGTCTGGCTTGATGACAAACTTGTATCGCGTAGCCCACCCCGGCGGCCTCTGGTAGGTAGGGATGGTAACGCGGATATTGTTCTTGAATATGGAGTTGCCGCAGGGGACGTGGACGGAGTTGGTGGAGTTGCTGCTCACCAAAGCCGTACTGGAACGAGCGAAGTCGTCCATATAGACCATGCCCACCTCGTAGTTCCTGTTGCTCTTCAAGCTGAACGGAGTGCCACCAGCGTTGAAGCTGACGGAAGCCTGAACCACAGAATAATACTCGAAGACGTTGGCGGCGCCGTTGATATACTTGATGGCAGGGAACTGAAGGCTCATGATGCCCGCAGCGGGGACGCTCACCCGGATGGGCTCTCCGTCGGAGTCAATGCCACTAAACGCCTTGGTGACCGGGGTCGGCGTTCCGCCAGCCTGCTCCTCCGGGAAAGCGCAGTTAAAAGCGTTGGTGAAGACACTAATATCGTTGCACGCCTCAGCCATGGGTGCTAACGTATCGTCCGGTGCACCGACGCGGGCGAGGAAGTCGCCCGAACTAATCATCTCGGTGAGTGGGAACTGACCCGAATAGTTTGCATCAAGGGTGTACGTCCACTGCACCGTGATGTCCTCCGAGGTAGTGATAGGGTCGGTAGCTCCACCGGAAGTGGTGTACTGGGCGTGGTTGAACTGGATACTGAACGTAAATGAAGAGCCCGCAGTAAGCTTATACAGAATGGGGTTGCAGTCAACCTGTATGGTCGAAGCAGGAACTGTAACAAGGCCGTTGTAGGTGTATGTTGATGGCACCTGATTGACCGTCAGGTCAAAGAAGCCAACTTCCTCGGTGCGGAGCTCTGAAGAGAACCCAAGCTGGATGGGGTATCCGCTGGCGTCGGTAAGGTTGTATCCCTCCAGATAGTTGCCATAAACCAAGCGGTTGCCCATAATGGTCTGCGCCTTGGCGAGGCGAGGCACGTTGTCGTACAGCCGAAGAATCTCACTCTCCGGGAGGATGGTGAAGATTTGGTTGTTGTCGAACGAATACGAGTACTCGGTGTTGTCGGACAGGCCGAGCTTGTCTTTGTCGATGCGCTCGATGACGCGGATGATACTATCATCCATCTCCTTGAACAGGAGCTCTATGCCAACCACCAGAGAGCTGCCGCTGTTGTACGTAATCTCACACGAGTTGGTCGCGTTGACCATACCCTCGTTGAGGAACGACTCCGGGCTGAAGCTGAAGGGGCTGGCGACGAAAGAGGGCTCAGAGAACTGTGAGGTGGCCGAGTACTCCCCGTTGACATATCGGTAGCGATACGCGAACGAGATGAACCGCTCTTCCATGTAGTTGTCCTGACCACCGTTGAACGATGGCGTAACCTGCACCGTTTCTACAGGCGGCCTTTTGATGACCAGAATATCCTCACCAAGCAGCGGGTCGTCGGTCCAAACGCCCAACACCTGCGTAGGGTTGGGGTAGTTCTCTGTGACGTTAATCCTCCTCGGTGGATTCACGTTGTCGGTGAAGAACAACAGTCCGTCGATGAGGCTTACACCAGTGATGAGATACGCCGGGTCGAAGTTCAGGGTGGTATCGAAACCATTGTCGTTGATGCTGACGACATGGTATGTGATGACCTCAGTGTTGACGTTGAACGAAACGATAAGGTCTAGCTTACCGGTGGGGCCTACAGGAAAGCCAGAGTCGTGGATGAACCAGTATATGGTCTCGTTGGCAGAGTCGGCATAGGCTCCAATACAACGGGCTTGTGCGCTTAGCGGCGTGCCGTCGATGAACGCTATCTCGGTGAGCTGCTCGTTGCCTCTGGTGTTCTCGACTGCACCAATCTCAGACTCCTCCGTAGAGCCCATGCGGATGTTCTGTGCATCGATATACTCTCCGTTCGGAACAAGGCGCTCGTCGACGCTCTTGTTCATCCGGCCCTTGATGAAGTTCCTTACCAGATTCGCCATTACTTAATCCACTTGTCGCGACCACGCAAAGACATCAACAAACGTCCGGGCTTGATGTCGCTAAGGCGCAGCTTGGCGTTGCGCAACAGTGCATTCTTCTTCTTCCTAGCACGGTTCACAATGTACTCCTGTACGCCCAGCTTGCTGTCAAGGATAGCGTAGCTGATGTAAGCATACACGTACTCTTCGAAGAGCTTGTTGACCGTGATGGCAGAGTTGTCGCCACCCTCCATGCCGTCGCTTACATACTCGATGACAACCAGCTCGTCAGCCATATCGGAACTGAAGTTGATGACGCCAGCCTTCTTGTTGATGCGGAACGTAGGGTTGGCATTGGCCGTCTCGGTATTCAAGCCATAGCGGGCGCCAATCTGGTAGTCAAAATACCAGTTGCCGTCGCAGCAATACCCAAGCTGCCCATCGAAGGGGTTGCCCTCGTTGAGGTAGATACTCTTGTTTGTACCACGGATGCGCTCGTAGTCGAGGATGGAATCTTGCGGGCGAAGTATCTGCGCGTCCTCGTCGAAGAGGATTTGACAATTGTTGTCCTGCAAGTAGGCGTCGCTGAAGTTCGTCTGAACATTCTCCGTAAGTGGTCGAAGCAATCCGTCCTTATATAGGCTAATCCGCACATAATTGACGTAGTCGCGAGGGAGCACGAAACGAAGCGTGTCGCAGACGCTAAGCTCCAAAACCTTGACCTCCTTCAGAGCATCGTAGTTAAGCTCTTGGATGGCTCGCTTGGCGTGGAATAGGACCTTGTACCGCTCCTCGTTATTCACCAAGGAGTGGTTGCCCATATACATGAGCTGGAAGTTGGTTACTATGTCTTGCAAAGAAACGTACTGGTACTCACCCCAATACAGGTTCTCTGGGTCATTACCACTGTTGATGTAGTACTGATAGTCTGTGTAATAGGGCATTACTGCTGCTGTTCTTCGGCGTTAGCGAACTGGTATACGTCACCCTCGCGGATGCTCATGCCAGCCAGTTGCAAGATGCGGTACACCAAGTTGGGCTCCTCCTCAATAGGTAGCTCAAAGTCCTGATAGTCAGGCAGCGTCTGGTTGAAGACGGGCTCGCCGCCCGCAAGGGAGCTGTACGTCCACTGCGGGTCAAGCGGGTATCGGATGTATTGGCAGGTAACGTCGTTAGTACCCGTGATGGTGTTGGGGTACATGGTAACCACGTTGCCGTCAAGGGTGTACGCAGGATACTGCGCGGTAGGGGCAGTAAGTGGACTGACGTTGAGCAAGCCAATCTTTCCGTGGGTCACATACTCCGCCTCGATGCCAGCAGCAAACACCGTGTTCAACAAGTAGTAGTCGTCACCTGTGGTGGTGAGGCTGGGCGTGAAGTAGGTATTGCCGGCGTTCTGTGTGAGGTTGGCAGTGACAGAGAACGTATCCAAGACCTCGCGGACGCCCTTGTTCATGTCCGCGTACTCGGTGCCAGACATACGGCCGTTCTCCGCATTGATGACCTGATTGAGCTTGGCCATATAGGTGTCGAAGATTTCGAGCTGGGCCTGCTTGGCATACAGATTGAAGTCCCCGGGAGAGATGTAACCGTAGTTGTTCTTGTTGAGAACCGACAGTACAGTTTGACGGACCGAGTTAATCATTCTCTAAAGATAGAAAAGCCGCCCGAAGGCGGCTTTCCATGTGGTTATTCACAACCTTACCGTCTTAGAACGTGTACTCTCCAAGACGAGGGGTACCAATATACCAATCCGTTTCAGGGTATGCCGAGCCCAAAACGCGAGCGAGGTCTTGCAC